GGGGCGTCGGACCGGCGGGCCCGCCCCGCTCAGTACGCCACCTGCGGCGGCGGCACGTAGGGGAAGCCGCGGAACCGCGCGAGATTGCCGAACTGCGCCGCGCAGGTCGCCGGCGTGTGGTCGCAGCCGGCATAGACGGTGAAGGCGTCGCCCGCCGCAGGCGCGACCGGCAGCGGATACATCAGCGTCAGCGACGCGCCCGCCGCGGCGAGCTTGACGGTGGCGCGGACGTTGGCGTTGGCGCCGGAGGTGAACAGGATGGCGCCCTGCTGGTGCGCTGCGAGCGCGCCGGCGAACAGAATCGCCGACGCGGTCGAACCGGCGCCGACCGTGCCGGCAGTCGCATAGGTCCCGCGAATGATTCCGCAACCGGAATCGTAGAGCGTGTGCAGGCAGGTCGGCGAATAGAGATTGCGCGGCATGTCCATGTCGAGCGCGATGAGCTCCGAGGCCACGGTGATCTTCGCGCCGGTCCGGCCGACCTGGTCGACGGTCGAGATGCGGCCGCGGAACAGGGTGACGCCGCCGACCGGCGGTTGGCCGAGAGCGCTCATGAACACACGGTCGCGCTGGATGGCGCAGCCGTCGAAGGCGCCGTCGCGCAGCGCCGCGAGAAACATCGCGCCGGCCAGAAGATCGGTCGGGCGCGCCGCGATCAGGATCTGCTGCTTGTCGACGTCGAGCCCGACCCGGCAGCTGTATTTGAGCCCCTGCACGAGCGGGCCGTCGGCGGCGAAGGCGACGCCATTGTAGGAGACCGGCTGGTCGACGTTGGTATAGGCTAGGGCGAGGCCGCTCGGAAGCGTGAACGTGAAACAATCGGCGAAGGCGATCTGCGCGTCGGGCGCGGCGCGCGCCGCATTGAGGAAGGCGATGAGCGTGGGGCTGGCGGTCTTCAACGGCGCCCTCCTAGCTCGACCGCACGCTGCGGAACTTGACGCTCGGCGCCGCCCACAGATTCTGCATGAACTGCTCGAAATCCTGGGCGTCGTCGAGAAACCGGCACTGGAAGGCGAAGCTGAAGCTCGCCGCGACGGCGACGCCGCTTCCCGGCGCCGTCGCGAAGACGAGCGCATTGGGCGGCGTCAGCGACCAGCCCGAGGCCTGGGCGACGCCGCCGAGCCAAACGCCTGAGATCGAGGCGACCCAGCCGACCGGCTCGAAGAAGCCGCCGAGCGCGCGCCCCATCGTGAAGCTCGTCTGCGTTCCCGTGCCGAGGCCGAGCCCCTGCGCGGTGGCGACATTGTCGGTCGGGTCCGTGTAGAGGAACGTGCCGAGCTGCCCCTGGCATTGCAGGAACAGGCCCATCAGGCTCTGCAGCGATTGCGCGCCGAGGCCGGGCCAGCTCGAGGAATCGCTGGCGAGCGCGTCGAAGGTCGCCTCGAATTCCCACAGCGGATATTGCCACAGGGAATCGCGCACCTCGCGGCCGGAGGCGTGGCTCGCGACGAGCGTCGAAAACACCGGCTTCTTGTGGACGCTCCAGCCCTGGCCGGGAAGCGTCGGGAACGCGGGCGGCGTCGTCATCGACGGCTCCTTAGGCTTGTCGCCGCTATGGGCGGCAAAGCGGCGGTCACGGCCGCACCATCCGCAGCCTCACCAGCCGCAGAGTCCACAGCGTCGCCATGAAGTCCTCGAGGTCGAGGACGTCATCGGCGAAGCGGCACAGCCACAGCAGGCTGAAATCAGCCGTGATCGCGACGCCGGGCGCCGGCGGCGCGGCGAACACGATTGCGGGCGGCGAGCCGGCTGCGATCGCATAGTGCGACGGCGAAACCGTCGCCCCGTCGGCATAGACGGCGGCGACGCCCGAAGTCCCGGCGACCGGCTCGCGCCAGCTCCCGAAGCCGCGCACGAGCGGAAACGTCGTCGTCGCGCCGTCGCCCATACCGAGCAGCTGGCCCGCGACCGTCGCGAGCCCGGGCGGCGCGAGCCAGAACGGCGTCGCCTGTCCCTGCATCTGCGCGAAAAAACCGGCGATCGCCTGCAGCTCGGGCTCGGGCGGCGCGGCGCGCAGAACTTGGTAGGTCAGCTCGATATCGAAGAGCGCCGCGCCGTAGCGCGCGCGCCGCGTCGTGCGCCCCGAGACCCGATCGGCGATCTCGGTCGCAAAGCGCGGCGCGACATGGGTTGACCAGGACAGGGTCGCGAGCGCGGGGAAACTCGAATAGGTCCCGGACCCCGGCGGCGGCGAAGGCGGCGTCGGCGGCGTCGCGGGGCCGCGCCCGCCGAGCCATTGCCCCACCGGCCAGTTGCCCGCGTCACCCCAGGCGGCGCCGAGGATCGGGAACGTCGGGAACGGGCGCGCGTCCCAGTTCCACAGGCAGGAGAATGCGAACTGGATCATCGGGACGCCGGCGGCGGAGACAGCGTTGTTGCCGTCGCCGTTGAAGTATTCGAACACCGCCTGTAGCGCGAGCAGCGGCAGCGTGTCGTCACGCCGGGGTATGAAGCCGCCGCCGGCCGCCGGGTCCCAGACCGACCAGTACGGGGTCAGGCTCTCGACCGAGGCGGGATTGTAGAAGACGTTCGGCTGGTTGGTCGCCCGGTCGGTCGCGGGAAAGCCGTATTCGACGAAGGCGATCGACTTCGACTGCGCCCGCCACGACGTCGGCGGCCCCTGCGGCGCCCAGCCGGCGCCCGTGTCATAGACCGCGAAGTGCGGATTGTTCCACCACCAGCGGAACTGCTTGTTGGCGAGCAGCTGCTGGCCGGGCGCGTAGGGGCTGCGCGCCTGCGCAAGCCGGTCGCCCTGCGGCAGCGACATCTGCTGGTCCGAGCCGAGGGGATCGAGCCCGCGCCCGCCATTGGCGCCGTCGGCGTAGAACCAGTCGAACTTCTCGCCGCCTTCGACGTTCGCCTTGAGATAGGGCTTCGACCAGAGGGTCGGCGCGCCGGCGAGGCCGAGCCCGTTCATCGCCGCAGCTGTTGGCGGCCAGGCGCCCGACGGCGCCGGCGCGCTCCAGTTGTCGACGTCGAGCCCGCCCTGCGTCGTCCAGTCGGACAAGGGAAGATAGTTGTCGAAGCCGACGAGATCGACGTCGGTGGAGGCGAACAGCGAATCCAGATGCGGCCATTGCCCGTTCTCGCCGGGATGCTGATAGCCCATCCAGTCCGACCAGTCCGCGGAATAGGCGACGAGGTTGGTCAGCGTCGAAAGATTCTTCGTGAGCCCCTGACGGTCGAAGATATCGCGCACGTCGCCGGCGAGCGCCTGCAGGCCGGCGACGAAGGGATAGTCCCAGACCGCGGCGCCATTGGCGTCGGTCGTCCCCGCCTTCGTCCAGCCAGGCCCTCGGATCGTCTCCAGCCCGCGCAGCTCCGAGCCAATGAGGAACAGGTCGACGCCGCCCGCGACCGCGCAGAGCGAGGCGTAATGCAGGATCATGCGCCGGTACGTATAGTCGGTCGGCGCGCCGGCATAGGCGACGGTGAGATTCGCGGGATCGGGCGTGAACTGCGCCGGCGTCGCTGCGCCGAGGAATGCGGCGACCGCTGTGGTCGCCGCGTTCGAAACATCGGGCGCAAAGGTGATCCGCCCGCGCCACGGCAGGCCCGGCGCGGTCATCAGGATGAAGGGATAGAAAATCACCCGCAGCTTGCGCGCCCTCAGATCGCGGATGCAGCGCACGATGCTGGGATCGGACGGAGTCCCGCCATAGACGGAGCCGCCGCCGCTCTCCGGGATCCCGACGAGGCCGGGCGAGGCCTGGGTGAGCCCCGAAACGCGCCATGAATCGGAGATCCAGGCGCCGCCGGAGAGCTGCTCGAACGCGCCGCCGGGGTAGGTCGTCGCCGGATAAATGCGACAGACGGAGGCGTCGAGCGAATCCCCGAACCAGGCGCAGACGATCGAGACCGTCGCGCAGGCGGGATAGGCGGCCTGCAACTGGTCGATCGCGGTTGCGTAGTCGGTATAGGCGCCGCCCGGCGCGTGGAACGTGTTGACCCCCGCCATCACGCCGCCGACGCGCTGGCCCTGGTGGGCGATCGTGTCATAGGTGAACTCGCCGGTCGCCGGCAGCAGATGGACGCCGGCGACGAAGCTCATGGCGGCGCCTTTCCCGAGGTTACGAAATTGCCTGTCCAATTCCCGTCGCTTTTGCGAGGGCGCAGGTCGCGCGACCCTGCCCCCTCACGCTCCCGTCAGCCTTCGCAGGCCCAGATGCGCGCCATGCCGCACAGCCTCGTCCATCGCCTTCATCAGCGCCGGGCTGTTGGCCTTCATCCATTGCGCGACGCTGCCCGAGTCCACCGCCGCGACGTGAAAATTGGTCGTGGGATGGATGTGCACCGCGCCGCCGCCCGGCCCCGCTTGCGCGCCATCCGTCAGCATGTCGCGGAACGCGCCCGCCTGGGCGGCGGGCATGACGAGTTCGTCGCGATGGACGAGCGAGAGCATGTCGTCGGGCACCCGCCACATGCCGATGTCGGCCGAGGCGACGGCGCCCGCCATGCCGGCCACCGTCGCCTGCGCCGCCGCCGCCGGGCCGATCGCGAGCGGCCCCATCACCGGCGAGAGGAAGCCGAACACGCCGGCGAAGGCCTCGGCGGCCGAGGACAGGATCGAGCGGATCATCGTCGCGCCCTGCGCTGCGAGCGAGGCCGCCGCGCCCGCCTGCTCCGCGCCGCTGCGCGCCGCAGCCCCCGCCGTCGTCGCGGCGGTCCTGGCCGCCTCGTTGGCGATCGTCTGGATCACCGTCGTCTCGCCCCATTCGATGAACTTGATCAGCAGGTCGGCGAGCATGGCCTTGAACGCATTGCGCCAGGTCGTCGTCCCGTCGATCAGCCCGTGCAGTTGCGCATTGAAGCTCGACGAGATCGCATTGCCGAAGCTCTCGTATTGCTGTTGCTGCGCGTCGATCGACTTCTGCACAAGGCTCGCCATCTCGTCCTGGTGGCGCCGCTCGGCGTCGAGGATCTTGTCGTCGATCTGCTGCTTCTGCGTGAGCGTGGCGCCGCCGAGCGCCTGCTCCTGGCCGAGCAGGCCGAGCTCGGCCTGGTATTCGGCGTCGGCGGCGGCGCGCGAGAGGGCGATCTTTTGCTGCTGGGTGATCTCGTGGCGCGCCACCTCTTCGGCGTAGAGCGCGAGTTTCTGCTTCAGCCCGTCCTCGACATCCCTGACCTCCTCGCCGATCGCGAGCCGCGAGGCGCGCATCGCATCCGCCAGGGAGGCCTCGTCGCCCGCGCGGATCGCCGCGGCGGCTTGGGCGTGAGCGGCGACGAGGGAATTCTGGATCGACGCCGAGGCGATCAGAGCGGCGCCGAACGCCTCGACCTTGCCGGGCGCGAAAGCCTGCGCGATTCCGGCGCCGAGCCCGGCAAATTGCGCATTCGCCTCGCCGATCGGCGCCGACAGGCCCGACAGCGCGTCCTTCGCCGCAGCGACGCCGGCGGCGAGCCCGTCGGTCGCGGCGGAGAAGGTGACGGTGAGACTGGCGTCGGCCATGCGGGACTCCATCGCTCGGCGCTACGTCGCTCCCGGCGGGAACGCCCGTTTCAATTCGGCGATCGTCGCCTGACACGCCGGCGACGCCGCCGCGCGCGCCGGCTGCCGGTATTTCATCGCCGCCGCGAGCAGAAGATGAGCGGGCGGGTTGGCGCGCCATTCCGACTGCAGGGCGGCAAGGCGCGGCAGGGTTAGCCCATCGAGCGCCTCGTCCCAGGTCCAGCCGGTGTTGGCGACGACATGGGCGATCACGCGGTCGATATCGACTCCCCCGGCGCCTCCCGTCGCGCCGAATCGGCGGACGCCGCGCGCAGGCCCGCCGCCTGGGCGACCGCGGGGAACGCCTGCATCAGCTCGCCGACCGAGAACGGCATGTCGAGGAACGCCTCGCGCGAAAGATCGGGGTCGACCTGCGCGAGCGCCAGCCAGATCGCCTCGGCGAGCTGGTCGAGCTGGGTCTCGGAGAGCTGCGCGACGCTGGCGGTCGTCATCGCCGCGCCGCCGAGTTCGGCATAGAGGCGAAACAGCGCGGGCTGGATTTTCTTGATCGCGCGAAACTGCAGATGCGGCAGCGCCCAGCGCCGGCCCGCCAGCGATACTTCGAAAGTCTCCTCGCTCATGCCGCATCTCCGAAATTGAACTGGCAGACCTGGCCCGCGCTGTTGGCGAAGCACTGGAAGTCGAGCTCGGGCAGCACGAAATCCTCCAGCTTGGTGCCGAGCGCGAGCTTCTCGGCGACGCAATTGTAGAGCAGCACCGAGAATTGCTTCCCGGTGGTCGGATCGGAGGCGAACAGGTTGGCCGAGAAGGCGATGGTCGGGCCGATCAGCTGGCTCGTCACCGCGACGCTCTGGCCGCTCGCGGGATTGGCGTAGGTGTAGGAGATCAGCACGGCGGCGCCCGCGTCGCCCGCCGCGAAGGTGTAGACGCCCGCGGCGACGCAATATTGGCCGACCGCCGGCGCGGCGCCGACGAGCTTCAGCGGCAGCGCGCTCGCGGCGTAGACGACGCCCTGGTCGGCGACGAAATTGGCGTGAGCGCTCGTCGTGTAGACGTAGGGCGAGGC